CTGGAGATATCCTCAACTGAGATGGGAAGAAATAGCAGAACAGAAATTCATGAGCAAAGCTACAATCTATCGACGTAGAAGGATTATCCTAGAGCAGTACGCTATTTTGAAAGGTGAGCTATAAATAAACATGAGACAAAAGACATCTTGAAGTCTCACAAAAAAAGGGTTATTATGATAGCATGAACTTCTGAAACAAAAACACACATCACACTTTAGGAGTCATCCTTAATTCTAGTCAGAAAAGTTGTCCAACAGAAGTATCGTCAAGAGTCAGCAAATGCTGGCTTTTTGTTTTGGGAAAGGAGGTAGAATATGGAATTTGTATCACCGATAAAAGATAGTGACGACATTCAGGCAATGAAAGATTATCTCAGAGAGTGGAATGAGATGTATTATATGCTATTCATTACAGGTCTGAATACTGGTTTGCGAGTCGGAGATATACTTACCTTGAAAGTTAAAGATGTCCAGGGATGGCACATCAAGCTGAGAGAACGGAAGACTGGCAAGCAGATAACAAGACGGATGACAAAAGAACTCAAGAAAGAAATGAGAAGATATGTCGAAGACAAACCATTTCATCATTTCTTATTCAAGAGTAGGCAAGGGAAAAATAAAGCAATCACTCGTGAGAGAGCCTATCAAATTATTCATGAGGCTGCTGAAGAACTTGGCATTGATAATGTTGGAACACATACAATGCGAAAAACGTTTGGTTATAAATATTACAACAAGACAAAGGACGTAGGGACATTGCAGAAAATGTTCAATCACTCATCGCCTGCAATCACCCTGAGATACATAGGGATAGAGCAAGCAGAGCTTGATGACGCACTACGGAACTTTGTCATTTAATTTTTTTAGATATTACTTTCACATAATGAGTTAAGCATAAAGTGAAAAAATGAAACTCTTTAAAACCTATGATTAGTAAGGGTTTGAGATTTAGAGTGAGTTTAACAAAATATAAGATATGTGAAAGTGAGGGATAAAATTGGTATAGTTGGAGGAAGGAACATTGGAATTATTTTTAGGTTATCTAGTTGTCTATTTTTTAACCTTAATTGTTTTAGTCATTTTTTTTGATTGGACAAAAAGAGATGTATTAGACATCTTTACTGAAGGTCTGCAATTTATTTTCTTACCATTCGTTTTTCTTTATGTATTAATCTATGATTTTATAAACAAAATAAAATGAGACAAAAGACATCTTGAAGTCTCACAAAAAAAGGTTTATTATGGTAGCATGGTTTTCTTGTATGAGAGGGGATAGGTCACTGGCCTGTCCCTTTTAGTATTGGAAAGGAGGTTTGCCATGTACAACAAACCTATCAGACCATCCTTGAAGTCTAAGAAGTGGGAGAAGTTCCGTGATAGGATAATGCGTAAGCATGATTATCTTTGTCAAGAAAGTTTGCGTTACGGAATTTCTGTTCAAGCAGAAATGGTTCACCATATCTTTCCTGTATCTGAATATCCTGAACTTGAATTCGTTGAATGGAATTGTTTGCCGTTGACGAATAAGAAACACAATACGTTTCATGATAGAGTGAACGATAGAGTAATCAACCAAGGCTTGTACTGGCAGAAAAAGAGAAAAAAAGAATTTTTAAATTTTTTCAAAAATGAAAAATGAAAATTTTTAGCCCCCCCTCTTTTTAAAAAATCATTTTGGCCAGTAGGGTACCGGTGAAGGGAACTTTTTCCAAGTCGGGGGCCTTCAAACAAAAAGGGGGTAAAAACTAAGCGATTTTGACGAAAGGAGGTAGTTTTTGGCTAAACCAATTACAGCGAAGTCGATTAAGTCAAAAGTGGTCAAGCAGATGAAAGAATTGGGCACTTATCGTAAAGAGTTCGAAATGATCATTGACATTTTTGCTGGCATGCTATACCAGTATCAGAAACTTGCTCAAGATTATGCTGATATGGGTTATCCAGTAACAGACACCTACGTCAATAAGGCTGGTGCTGAGAATGAGCGCAAAGTTCCAATCTTGACAGCGATGGAAATTTTGAGGAAAGATATCCTCAGCTACTCTAATCAGTTGATGATGAATCCTAAGTCACTCGGTGAGGTAGTAGAACAAGAAGGTGATTCAGTTCTTACTGAGGTCCTGAAGTTCAAAAACGAAATCAAGAAGAAGCGAGTGACTGCAAATGGGTAATCTTGATAAAGCGAAAGAGTATGCTCAGCACGTCATTTCTCACAGAGAGGAACATTGCGAGGAGAATATTCTTGCTGCTGAAAGGTTCATTCGTGATCTTGATAATCCCGAGTTTGAAATGGATGAGGAAATCGTTGATTTCGTTATTCACTTTATAGAGAACACTATAGTCCATCAGCAGGGTGATGATATGTTTGCGGTATCCATCCGTAACAAGCCATTACTCTTGCAACCGTGGCAACATTTCGTAGTTGTGAATCTTTTTGGGTTCTACTATACGGGTACAAATGAGCGCAGGTTCAAAGAAGCGCTTATCATGCTCGCTCGTAAGAATGGGAAGACCTCATTTACTGCTGCAATCGCACTTGCTTATCAGATATTAGACACGGATAGCGGTTCAAAATGTTACATCGTGGCAAACTCGGTCAAGCAAGCTATGGAAGCCTTTGGATTCTTGAAGTTCAATGTGGAACGATGGAATGACAAGAACATTCGTATCAAGGATAATAACCAAGAGCATTCTATCACTGCCAATTTTGGTAATGAGGGTTCTTTCTTTATCCAGGCATTGGCAAATGATGAGAGTCGTCTGGACTCATTGAACGGTAACGTAATTATCCTAGACGAAGCTCACACGATGAGAAACAGTAAGAAATACGGACTTATGAAGAAAACAATGTCAGCATACCGAAACAGTATGCTTTTTGTTATCTCTACGGCTGGGGATATTCCTACTGGTTTCCTTGCTAACCGTCTGAAATACTGTCAAAAAGTCCTCAAGCAATTGGTCAAGGATGATTCCTTATTCATGTTTATCTGCAAAGCTGACCAGACTACCGATGGAGACGTGGGGGATTACCTGGACGAGAATGTTCTTAAGAAAGCCAATCCCTCGTGGGGTGTGACGGTGTCGCTCAAGGCTCTGAGAGAAGAAGCAGAGCAGGCTATGAATGATCCACAGACAAGAAATGAGTTTTTCAACAAGACTTTGAATGTCTTTACAAACTCAATGAACGCTTATTTCAATCCTGATGAATTTATTGCTTCAGACAGTTGTTACGATTGGACTTTGGAAGAACTGGCACGCTTGCCTATTCAGTGGTATGGTGGAGCAGACTTGTCAAGGTTGCATGACTTGACCGCTGCGGCTCTTTATGGTGTCTATCATGACGGCGAGAAAGATGTTGATATCTGTATCACACATGCTTTCTTTCCTCGTGTAAATGCTCAGAAAAAGGCCAACGATGACGGGATTCCACTCTTTGGCTGGCAGTCTGATGGTTGGCTGACGATGAGCAATACTCCGACAGTACTCTATGATGATATTGTTAAATGGTTCATCAAGATGAGGGAGAAAGGGTTCAAGATTGCTGCTGTTGGAATGGATAGGAAGTTTGGACGTGAGTTCCTGACCAAGATGAAACAAGCTCGGTTCAAGATGATTGACCAACCTCAGCTTTTCTATCTGAAATCAGAGGGATTTAGACGGATTGAGTTCAAAGTTAAGAATAAAGAGTTTTACTATCTTCATTCTGATGCTTACGAATACTGTGTGAGCAACGTTAGAGCGATTGAAAAGGTGGATGACGCTGTGCAATATGAAAAATTAGACGGTGACGGTGGTACTGCAAGAATTGACTTGTTTGATGCCAGCGTTTTTGCTTGCATTCAAGCTCTTGCTAATCTTGGTAAGAATAGCGATGTGATGAGCTTCTTTGATTAGAGAAAGGAGGTGAGGAAAGATGGGGCTTTTAGATAGAATTTTGAAACGTGGTAAGAGTCGAAGCGGAACGAATGTTATCACTCATTCAGATTTTGGTCTTTATATCGACGGTGATAGCTATGTGCCACTGGCTCGCAATCCTGATGTGATTGCTGCGGTCAACAAGATT